TTTGATGTTGTTTAAAAATACCTCTATTTCAAGATTTTTCCCTCCGCCCATTGCCTTCATGGTATCGATCTGCGCCTGTGGCAACACATCGTCCCAGCTCATGATGTCATCAGTTTCATGTAAAAATATTTTCATGGTGTACAGATCCGATATCTTGTCTCCGACAAGCCGGCCCACCTGATCGTTCATTTGCCGAAGGTCCGGATAAACCCGTTTCAGCTCGTTGTATTTCTTTCTTTGCTGCCTGAACATCTTTCGATCATCTTCGGGCATCTGTTCCCAAAAGTCGTCAACCGATCTACCTTCGGCGGAGCCCATTGGCATGTCGTCCGCTTTCGCACCAATCTGAATGATTCTTTCCTTTCTGATCCCCATGCTATCGAGGATCTGGTCGGCTTTGTTCATTACGTAGCCAACACGGATGGTCTGAAGGGGGCTGGCCGCTTTTATGATTGATACCCCTCCTGTCTCCAAAGCACCCCCTAAACCGGGCATTTTGGGCGTTATTGCCTCACCCGCACGCCTAAGCCCTGCGCCGGTCCCCTTCAGGGCTCCTTGACCTACGCCAATGGGGGTAGCAGATAGTAAAAAATCGCTGGCTATACTTGTGCCAAACAATAGCCAATCAGGCGCATCTTTTGAAAACTGATTGGTCTTCAGATAATCGTACATCCATTGCCCTTTGGAAATGTCGACAATCAACTGATCTGCAAACGAATCTGATTCGGCGTACTGGTATGGATCGCCCGGTATGTTGACCCTTCGTCCGGGGCCGACTTGGCTTACCGTTGTCGTCATCAAGGCCGGCACACTTCCAAACAAGACCCGGATTGCCGCTGCCGATGGGGTTTCAACCATTACCGTTTGCTGCCCACCCTCTTCAATCATAGACATGGGTGTAACAAATTTCGCAGGTAAGTCCGTCGACATCCAATCCTTGGCGTTTTCCCACCAACCCGCAGACCAAAATGATGGATCAGCGTATGCGTGCAGCTTTTTTTCCATCCAATCTTGAACGGCTTCTTCGGACTCTCCCGCTTTTTTCTTTCTTCTTGCCGCTTCCAGAATCGCTATTTCGCGCCGCGCAACATCAGCACCTCGAGACGCCCTTCTTAAAAGGTCTTGTCGTTGATGCGCTTGCGCCCGATAGACTGGCTGGCGTTTTACCGCTTCATTCAACCGAGACAAAAACCCATACTTCATTTTACGGCGAGAGTCAGGGTCGATGTATTCGCCCTTTTTTACATCAGCGACAGTGGATACAAACATTGATGGCTTGTCTACGAACTCAGTAGTGGCTAACGATGATTCCACCATTTTTCTGTAGTCCTCTAATGCCTTTTTCTTTGCTTCAAATGCAGCTTTTTTTCGTCCTGATTCGCTTTTGTATTTTTTTAGCTTTGTCTTGATCTCCATATTTTTAGCGATATTCGCCTGCAAATATTCATCTCTGATCGTATCCAGATCAGTGTCGCCAAAAACCCGATAGTATTCGCTAATGTTGTCAAGATTATCCTTGTCTGGATCAAAAGATTCCACTTGTGATCTAATGTCATTTAATTGCGATATCGCATTTTCATATTCCTTGTTTGATATCTGACCCTTTTCAAAACCTTCCATTAAACGGAATTCCAAATTTTCGATATTTTGAACGTCCGGAGGGCTACGCAAAACCTTGGACTGTGATTGAACATCTTGAAACAATGATTCAATCAATCTTCGCGCATCAGGATCAAGTCCCTCAATAAGATAATCCGGAGCGGCCATCTAACTATTCCTCTGCTATTGGCTGATAAAATGGCACCAAACCGGTCCCCACCATTGTTTCTTGATTATCTGGTGCTTTTTTCAATGAATTAATAAAATCCTGATTGCCTGCCCCTCTTTGGTCCACCAAAGTCTGCGCCCAGAAATAAGTAGATGCCTGTTTTTTCAATTGTTGATTCTTCTCTTCTGAATCTGCAAATTTGTTAGTTGCCAGCTTTTGCATAATGACATCAATATTGTCTTTTTTGTCTTGAAAGTTTTTTACCAAAGCCTTAGAAAAGTTAACGGCTTGCTGGTCATACCCCTCAAAATTTCTGTCTCCGATTACACCATCATGACCATAGGCTATTCGACTCGCTTCCGGCCAAATCTTAATCGACTCCTGGGCATATGGCGGCAAGTTCCGCATCTTTCCTATCAATTGATCTCTGGCTAATTCACGCTGCGCTACCGTCAGCGCATCTGGCCTCTCGATTATTTCAGGTACTGTCGTTGGAGTTGGTTTGAAATCCAATGACATCAAACGCTTAATCAACCCTTTTTTTGGAGGTTTGGCTCCCATATTCATCAACTCATAGGCCCGAGCATAGGCAGCTTCAGCTCTGACGGGGGCTACAGTGTAAAATTCAGGGGTTATTAATTTACCATCCTTTCCTCTTTTGCCTCTTGCGCCCGAATACCCGCTTGCCTCTCTTCGCTTAGGCATTCCTTCTGCTCTTAAAATTTCTAAATCCGCAACAGTATCAGCATACGAAACAGCCTCTTCTTTACTTAGGACTGTTCCACGGTCAATCAATTTTATGGTTTTACCAGACGCATCTTTCACGGGTATGATCGAACCTTTGTGCGGTTGACCCGCTTTATTCCATTCATCAATTGTGTAAACTTTCAATCTTCTTGGCCGCTCTAATGCACTCCCTTCTGCTCCAATTTGGATTCTACTTTGGGACTTTATGTATCGCTTAATTGAAGCTTCTCTTTTTGCTGCGCCATACGTTTGAGTATTTACGCGACCAGTATCAGTTAATTGGACTTTTCCATTAAGTTCAGGAACCAAAAGATTTAGGACTTTCAACGCCTTTCTGTTAGCCTGCTCATGTGACAATTTCGCCACGGGTTTTCCCTTTCCAACCGTTTCCATTTTAAACTGTTCAGCCAAATCCCGATGTATTGCTTCAGCCAATACATGTGCCTTTGCTTCTCTTAATGTTGGAGACACATTCTCCAATGAAGTTTTTACGGTATTCTGCAATGAGTTACCTAAATAGCCACCTTCTTTTTTGCGTAAAAACGAAACTATTTGCGTTGCATTTTTATTTTTTAGTCTTTTATCTCCAGCCGCCTGCGCCACGCTGGCTATTGTGTTTTGATTTTTTAACTTTAATTGATCGTCAGCGGATTTCCGAAACTCTCCTATCTTTTTATTCCTTGCATCATCCCAACCCTTAATTGCTGCGCGTTCTCTGTCTGCTGAAGTCCTTAGCTTATCATCTAATAGTTTTTTGTTTTTTAGGTATTTTTCTCTGGGCGTACCTTTACCAGAAACAGACACCCGAGATGATGCCTGTTTGTCTTTTGCCTTCCTTTCAGCCTGCACAATGCCAAACATGTAGTCACGCTTAAGCTTTTCCTCTGCTCGGGCAGCGTTTAATTCCGTCCACGCCATTTTCAGTGCCAAATCAATTCGTCTTTGATTTCCGGCCAGCCATCTTTCGCGTAGCCTGTTTGCGAAATTGCTCATTTCTCACCCACCTTTTTTCAATAATGCACTTAGTATCTGAGCTTGACTTTGCTGGTTCTGCCCCCCCATCAACAAAGGCAAAAGCACTCCTAAATCCTGTGCGCTCATTCCTTGTCCACCGGCATAGCTTTCAAAAGCAGCTTCCATCATTTTTGTTTGTTCTGCTTGCTGGTCTTTTAACGCTTTGTAAGCATACGCATCTTCTACGGTTGACATTAGATTTTCAGACTCCGCACCAAGCGCAGCCAACACGGCTGTCTTTGCTGCATTCTCCTTTGCCTCTTTTCTCTTCTCCAGATTCTTGATCTCCTCCTCTTCCATCTGCCGGCGGACTTCGTCTTGTTGCTGAAGGAATTGCGCCGTTTGCTGTGCTGCTTTCGCCTTGGTCTCACCAAGAACACCCGCCACTTGCGCCTGCTGCCTTGCCATCTGGCCGGACCCAACATCGCCGACTCCCATGCCTTGAGCCTGACGTTGGTATATTTCCCGCTCGGTCGCCGCCAACGGTTGTAATGATTGAGATTGAACCCTTTGCCTTTCGGCATCCGTCAACCCAAGAGCACCAATTTCTTCTCTACGGCGCAACTCCTTCAGCCGTTCTTCGTCATCTTCTGAAAATTGATTCCTTAACTGCTGATAAGCCGAAACCCCTCTGCCGGTCGCTCCACCTATCTTACCAGCCGTTTGCGCTAAAAAAGACATTGCCATTGGATCTGCCATGATTTCCCCTACATGTAAAATGCTTCGATTGAAATGCCCCACGAAACCCAATGGTATGCACCCGCTTGAGAGTGAGCCTTTATCCCTAAATTATAAGCAACCTTTCCAGTCGTAGCTTCAAAAAATCCCGTCCCCGAAGTGTGCGTCGACCCTGACGAAAAAATGTTTCCGTCATGATATGTTCCCGCCGTTGGATTGAACATTGTCGATTCGCCTGAAAAAATGTCAAACAAATATGCCGTTGCACCAAACATCGTGTCATCTTGGAACAATTGCAAGTTTGTTAATTTGCCTCCTGGCAAAGCTCCCCTGCCATCCCAACGGCTTACCGTAGTCGCCCACCATTGATAAAATACCGTTGCTGGCCGACGCAAATCCAGTGTGAATTGCGTTCCCGGCAGCATTTTCATTTGCCCCGTGGCTTTTGCTGAGTCTTCAGTTGATATCCATCGAGTCATGAACGTGTTGTCATTATCGCTTGAATTGCCATGGTTCAAACCACCAAAAACACCAGAAACGTTGTGTACCCTATTTGTTTTTGCGTCAATGACCCCCTTCATTATGTGTTCTGTGTCAAACGAGACTGAAGGGAAATCACCAGCCACGACCTCGGAATGCACATATTCCTTCATGCCATCGAGGTTAGCCTGCAAATCAGAACCTGTTAACGTGTCGCCGTTCGCCCATGTCTTTGTTCTCGAGTACGCCATTATTCGCCTCTCATGATCATACATGTCATGTTGATGCCGTTAACCACCAACTTGGGATCTGTCGCTGCGTTATACGCCCCATTGTTGATAACAACATAATTGTTGCCACCATCATGCGCGGCAGACATCAATCCATTTCCAACCAAACGCAATCCGGTAAGCGTATTGTTTGTGGTGAATTTAAAATAATAACTACCATAAACCGTAGTTATCGCACCACTTTTTCCAGAAGCGGCGGCACCTCCCGACAACCTGACCACGCCGGCACCTGTGGGGTCGGCTGTCGTGTTTACTGGTGTCGTTCCGTCATCCATCGGTTCTCGATGCGGTATAAACGTAGAAGCATAGTTTTGCGCCATCGTGTTCCCATAGGCATCATTAACTCCGTCATAGGCCGTGTATCCTAAATTAGCTTTAAAATTCGACTGTCCAGTCACCTCAGTGTATCCGGTTCCACCTATGTTCCACTGCGGCCATAATGCCCAAAATTGGTACCTGAAATCTTTAGCCGCACCCGCGAACGCACCGGCATAACCAAACTCGGTTTTGACCTTTGCCGACCAATAAACCCGTAAAATATCGCCAGAAACGAACGCCTGATTGACTGCCAATACGTTTCCCAGAACAGTTTCATTTTGAGGCGGCGTCGCGTTGTCATTGCTGGTTATCGTTGCCGCTACACTCAATACGTTTGACGTCACAAGTTTCTTTAAAATTATGCCAGATTGTCCGCTTGTCGTCGTTCCAAACTGCGGAAGATCAACACCCTGATCTCGCACATTCGCCTCAGTCAATTGCCCTGTAGCTGTTTCAACGTCTTGAAACTTTTGGTTCAAATCAGTTTCTGTAAGCTTGGTCGCCCTGGTGAAATTATTGTTGTCAATCAAACTCATCGATACCTCGCGATTACCAAATGCGACGTGCCCCAACAATGGAACACCACCTTGGTCAACCAATCAACAGTGCTTCGAGGCATTGCTGCAACCTCCACAACCAAACGCTTGTCACCGCTTGTGGAATAGGTGTCTCCAAAAACTTTTATGGTCTGCACATGCCTTAAATAGTTTCCGGTTTGAGCGATCACATTGCCGTCCCATTTTATTCTAAACCTCACGCCGTGCTCATTTGCCGCAGAGCTGGTATCAAATTCGTTTGTTATCATCAGATGTGTCCGAAACTCCACATGGACCATCCCCGATTTCAAATCAGAATAAGTCTCTTCAAACAAAGGAATCCAACCCGAGTTGTACGTTTTAAAGGTCAACCCTCGGAATTCTTTTTTGTCGCCAGATCCGGTATCACTCAAATATGCAAATTCGGCCTCATTCACAACATAGGCTTCATGCATCGACTTGTTCGCAAGCTTTGGCCGTGTGACAAAATCGCCGGGTAGCTCCGTCCGCGACAAGCCCGTATTTATGGCGCCCTTTTGACCATTATATTCTTTGTTGAATTGTTCATAATCAACAATCGAAGGATCACGCATTTGGGCTTGAGTCCATTTTTTCATAGTCTCTTCCCCGTGATCATCTGTATCCCCGACATCGTAAACTGAATTGAATAGCCAATAAAGATCATGTCGTCCGTTGTCTCGAACTCAAACTGGAAATGCGTGCAAGAACCTTGCTTAATCGGAAACCTTATCGGCGTCACAAACGGCTCCTCCCAAGGCTTTTTGGATGTCGTCGTCACCTTTGCCGTCCCGAAAACGCTCTGATCGATATGATCAGCTCTCTGAAGCTTCATTGCCGGGCTGGAGACCTCCGCATTCCAATCGAAATCCTTCCGATATTTCAGCGTTATCGTTTGATCGCCTCCGGTCAATACATACAAATAAACGTAATGAACCCGCTTTTTTTCGTTTTCATCTCCAAAATCCTGCCATGGCGATGCAAACTTAGAAACAGGCGGTGGATTGTCCTTGACCCTTGGTGGAACCAAATTCGAGTCATAAACTTGCCCCAACGCTCTCCGGTTAGACACGACAAAAAGTCCCGCTGGTGCAAACTTGGGCCCTGGCCCCTTTATCCCAAAAACTATGTTGCCCCGGAAATCCGTCTGCACGGCACATGCATTAAAACCCTCACGAACGGACCATGCATTTTTTTCAACATGATATACGATGCCCAAATTTGGTATTGTGGCCCCATCTGCCGCAAAATAGCAGTGCCATTCCTTCCACTTGTGGGAATATGTCGCAACCGCCCTTGAGAGGCATTCCTGCGTCATTCTCTCAATCGTCTTGGTGATTGCCGCAGATACGAGAGTGACCCCCGGAGAATCGGAATATTGGAGGTTTGCGTTCACGACATACACGCCGTCTGATGCCAGAAATATCAATCCGATTCCGGGGATCTGGGTGACCGTGTTGATCGCCCTTGTCCCCACATTGGTGCTGATCGGTATTGCACTGAAAGCCGGGTATGAACCGGTTATCACATCAATGCCTTGCTCCCTTAGCACCAATAAAAAGTTAAAGTACGGGTACAGACCCGTTATTCCCCCCGTCTGCCGGTTACCAACCATTAAAAACGAAGCATTGTTGAATTGATCCGGCCTTCCTGGGTCCGAATAATACAGGACCGTGTCGTCTTCAGCTCCACCATCGATAAACAAGCAATCGCCAAAAGTCGCACAATATCGTGCATTTGGTGACGGGTTTACCGTGCTCGCGGTAGGCAATGGGGCGGCAGATGCCAATTCGATGTCTTTCATCGTGTCCCATGTTGCCGTATCGGTGTTGTTATTGATGTCCTTGACAAAATAGAACAGTCCGCCGTCATTTGCTCCATCATCTGAAAAGTTCATCGTCCGATAAAGGCGTCGCGCAACAGTCCCCTCCGGTCCGGTCGGTATTTCGATGTAAGCCGCATACAGCCATAAACTTGCTGTCGTTGTCCATGTCACCGTGTTCGAGGCATCGCTTAACGGGCTTTCCGCGCCTGCATTGTTGATATAGGATACCTTCCAGCGATATGAGCTCACCTTGTTGTTTGTCGCAATTCCCAAGCCGATACTTTTTGATTGCACGCAACAGACGCGGCCATTTGCATTTTCAACGGTTGGATCTGTTTCGATTTCAAATGCAGTCGGCGTGTCAGGCTTGCCTTCCCACCCAAGAGGAAAAACGACTGGAGAATACGCGGTGCTCCATGCAAGCGAAATATCCGGAACCGGCCAGCCAAGATATTTCAGAGGCTGATCATAGCCATTCGTCGCAATCATGAACCGACCCATCACCGTATATTGGGTGCATGGTTCCGTCGCCGTGGGCATCGTTCTGTCTCTGATAGGCTTTAATGAATCATTTGTGTTTAACGGATGGGTCACTCCGAAATCATGCAACAAAAACATTTTGCCCGAAACTTCACAAATAACCGTATCTTGGGCTCCTCCCCTTTTTTTCAAGATAAAGAGAGACTCTATTCTCTCCGTTTGATCAAAAGGATAAAAGTCCGTTTCCGGATTAACCAAATATCGCTCATACCCGATGTGATTGGACCACCCTCCGGTGTATGGGTCGACCGTCCAATTCGTTAGGACACTGGCCGAATCCGGTGGTTGAGGCTGGCGTTCATGAAGCCCACCTACCCGAGCAATTGGAAGTTTCGCGTTTTTCATGGGTATTGGTTCGTGTTCATTAGTGGCGAATAAATGGGCAGCGGATCTTCAGTTCCATCCCGCATCCCCCTCTTGATCCATCGCCTTGGGACTTGAGTCAGATATCTCTGCTCCATTTTCAGCATCTCTTGAGCTGCTTTTCGCTGGTAGATGTTTGCTTGCGGGATGTTGTCCAGCTTAATGTAAATTTCGTGCAATGCCATGTAAGCCAATATTGCGTGATGCGCCGCTGGAAACTCCGGTGTGTCGTTATCCTCAATCAATGCCGGCGGATTGTACATATATCTGACGGTTATATCCGTGTCTTCCGATTGCCGGGGATACAATCGAAACCTTTGTGTCAGGCCATCGCTTGAATCGTGTCTAACAGATTGGAATTCAAAACTTGCATCAAAATCATTCATTGCGTAAGTTTCTGTAACTGCTGGCGCTGGGTCTATTTCAGTTTTTGAACCTACTACAGTTTTCATTAATCGGAAAGCATCCCAGCCAGCTATTTTATTTCGGGCATAAATGCGTCTACGCATACCTGACATGAATGTTATATCTGCAAAGGTGACTTGGCATTGCTGGTTGTCTGCTAACTCTAAAGTTACGCTTTTGCTTAATGCGCTTTCACGGCCAGCATAAACGTAAGTCATTGCCACATCTACTGTACGTTCACCTTGTCCAGCCGCAGAAGCAACTGGCGCAGCTATCGGATAACGCGGTGGATTGACCGTAAAGTCATCGTATGGAACCCAATAATTTGGAAGATTCACCTCATTCAACGGCAAGTTGTAATATTCATCCTCCATCCGCGTCAATGGAATCATTCGACCGGGCTCTTGCGGGGTGAGCTGCATTGTTCTTTTGATAACTTGCAAAATCGAAATCGTATCGGCGGGGCAATCCAGATATCTATACCGTACCGTTGCCGTCGAAGTCGATGTAGCTGCAATATATGGCTCCGTAATAATGGCAGATCCCGCTGTCGCCACATAGGCGATCGTATATTCCACATCATGTATGGCTATAATTTGCCCAGCCATGGTATCGTTGAACAGATTGTCCACCGTAGTGATTGCTGTGCTTCCATTTGTAGCCACCAGCTTCGTGATGCTTACATCCGCTCTGGCCTTTATCACGACCTCTTTCGAAGCGAACGTGAACGGTTTTTCAGCAAACAACCGTCCATAGCAATCGTTAATGATCGAATTCAACTGCTCATCGTATGATTCCACGTCTGGCGCATAATCAACGATATTGTTTATGTAGTTCCTGATTTCAATCAGCTTCACGATTGCCCCCTAAAACAGAATCCCCCCACCCGCGTGTTGCAGATGGGGGGATCGGACTGTGGAAGTCCTTGGAAGGATTTCTGCCCCCCTGATAATTATGCGTTTCGCAAAACAAGAACCTTTTTCAAAGCCGCGCCAGCACCGCTGAGAACAGTTTCAAGTGCAATAGCCGAAGGCAATTCGGTTGCTTGGACCTTGTTCATAAAAACACCATCGACATTTCCGGCGCAAAGAATATCTCCAACCGCAATAGCCGAATTACCAGCGTGATCTTTACCTTCGACTTTTGCCGAAATGACTCCACCGATAACCACCCGAATAGGGGAATGAATTGTCAAAGACCCTTCACTGGATGCCGCAGCCAACACAACGCCGATAGCATTTCTTTTAGCAGCAGCCTTACTTGCTTTTTTAACATAAAGCGTCTTTTTGCCATCATCTGCATTGGAATAGTCAAACGCAACAACGTCGCCAATAGCAACAGTTTCACCAGCAAGGTACGTTTCAATCTGCCGACGATTGGATGGAGTGATCCCCAAGGAGGTAGTACCATCACCGGCAACAGAATCCAAAAGTTGTAATGTAGTAGCTGTAGCCATTTTACGCCTCTCCGTCGTAAAGCACGCTTTGTGAAGCGAGATGTGAAATTGCAAGCTGAGTACGGCACAGGATGTTGGTCGAAGCAGCAGCATAACCACTGATGCGTTCCATGTCGCCCAGCTCGAAGTATGCATCACGATCAAAATAGACCGTGAAAAGATCCGAGTTAAGGAAATACATTGAATATTTTTTACCTGCTGAAGAGGTAAACCCAAGATTCGGCTCGACGTACATCATCGCGCCGTTGTAAAGAAGTCCCAGTTTTCCGGAAAGACCTCTCATTTGCTCGATTGAAGTGTATCGTTCTTGCTGTTGAAGCTCGTGGCGATAAAGCTCGAATGAGGTTGGTGATGCCAGAATGATATCGACATCGCCTTGTGGCGCATAAGTCTGTGATTGAATCATCGCTTTCGACATCGATTTCAGGCCATTATCTTTAAAAAGCACCGTACCACCATCGGAAATATCGACGCTTTGATTCTGCCACGATGAAGTGAAAGAAGCCTTATTGATGCTTCCAATCACGTTGTTCTGGGCTCCGAAATCAAGTGTTTCCAAGAAACCAGTTGCCGAATCATCACCATTCAAGGTGTTGAGCTCGGTAAGAATCGTCGAGTTTCCACGGACAACCTGCTTGCACCATTCGCGTTGCAACATGCCCATGACAGACTTGAGTCTGGCTTCAGCGATCCGGATAATGGCCCTGGGGCCCTTGTTTGAAAGTTCTTCTTTCTTGGTAATGACGACAGGAGCGACAAAATCGCACCAATCGAAGGAAGCGGTTCTCAGCGGATCTTTGACCGCGAGATTCACGGCTTCGTAACCGGTTGAAAGTTGAGTAATGCTTGAGTGTTCTGCGAGAATAACGGGGTGATCTACTTTCTGCCCGCCGTCGATTTTCTCCACGTTGCCGGCTCTTTGTGCTGCTTCGAGCATTGGCACGGTACGGAAAGTATTGTCAACTTCCCGATCAACGAGGAGGCGCAGGGTCGACGCTAATATGTCGTATTGAATAGCCATGTCTGCCTCTAAAAGATTATAAATTCCAGTCTGTTAGAGCGTGCCCGTATGGGTTCCCGACGTTAGGCGTATTCCAATAGGAGTCCTTTGGTCATTTTTGTTATAGCATGGGTTATTTCTTTTGTGCAAGCAAATAATCGTAGATTTCGGTCGCTCTTAACTCGTTCGCATTTGGCGGCGTCGTCATTCCGGCTTTTTTCCCACGGCCTAAACGCAGCCCCGCAGCCTTGGCAGCACGCCTTTGCTTTACGCTGTTCTGCTCTCTTGTCTTTTCGCTCTGCCGCGCATTCCGGCCTTTGACCACCCAATATGCCGTTTCCAGACGCATGTCCTTGTTGTTCATCAGCAGCGTCTTGACCTCGTTCCGTATCGATTCATCATTCATCAAATCGGGGTTTTCAGCCTTGAACTTGTCCAACTTGACCCTTGTTTCGGTCCGGACCTGCTCCTCATACATGGGCTTCATTACGTCTTGAATGCGTTGCGCGACCAACTTTTCGACATATTTGCCAAAAGACTCAGGATCATAAGGATCGAATTCCCCCGCATCCGCTTCCGCCATCTCCTTTACGGCCTTATACCCCTCGCTGGAAGTAAGGTTCTGCTGCAAGAGCATGAGCTTTTCCCGTTCAGCCTCAAGCTCCTTTCTTTGTTCTGCGATGGCTTGCGTCTTCTTCGTATAATCTTTCCGAAGAGACTGAAGCGCACGCTGCGCCTCCGGGGTCTGAGAACTATAAATATCGTCCCAGCTTTCACCCTTCCGCAAAGTTTCGGGCTCAACTTCGATGCCCTGGTCCTCGGCCTCGGCCTTGGATAAAAGCCTCTCTATCGCATCTTCATACTTGTCACCCGATGCTTCAGTCTGTTCTTCAGATTGATTATCGGCCTCCATGGATTCATTGATATCAGGCGTCTCTTCCGTTCCAACTGCTTCCGTCGTTTCAGCGTTATCCGTATTTTCCATCTTTCCTCTTTGATCCTCTTCTTCTCCCTGCTACGGACCGGTTTGTGTTAAAGTCGTTGCATAAAAAGTTCATCGTCCGTCATCACAGCTTCGCCGCCACCGGGCATTGGAGCCTCGACCGTGACATCTTCTTGGACCATTTCACCTTCCGGTTCGATCGGCGCCTGAAGAAATGCCGCGAATTGTTCGTTTGCTGCCAAATCAACAAGCATTCCGGCAAGCATCATAAGGTCCTGGTCCGAAATCACTTGATCAAGATCGATCGGAATGTCGACACCAGCGAGCTCCACAGCGTCCGCGATCATCATCAAAGCCTGTAAAATCTCTGGTGGAAGCTGTTGGAGATCCCCTCCCGGCGCGACCAATGGTTCGGCCCCAAACAATGAAAGCACTCCGTTCAACGCTTCGACGAATCTTCCAACGGCATCAGCGGAAAATTGCCCCATCGGAGCCGCCTGCGCCAGTTGCTGTGCATCCAAAAGGTCCTGTTCAGCTCCAATTGCGGCTCCTTCAGCCATAATATCTTGTGGTATCGACATCTTCTACTCCTGTGCCATTTCTTTGTGTGGGAACGCCGTGGCGATAGCCGCCGTAACGTCATTCGTTTTTTTCAGCGTATCGGTAAATACCGAAACATCTTTTTCGTGCTGGATCTTTTCACTGTAAATCGATTGCTGTTCGTCTGCAATCTCATTGTCCGAGACGGGCCTTACGCCCATCTCCTTCATTACTTTGTCCTTGTGTGATGCATTTCTTATGGTCTTGCCAAGCCCAATGTCGAAATACTCATGCGAATCACCCCATCGCGCAGGAGTATGCGCCCACAACGTGACGCATTGCATCATCTTTTTTTTACAACAATAAGGGGCTTCATCGTTAAACCCCTGAAATACTTCGGTTATCCGATTACATTTATTGCATTTGAAGTCATACAACGGCATCATTCTTCCTCGAGAAGCGTGTATGTGAACTTGGTCCATCTCGGATGATGCTCGATCTGCTTCTTGCAAATATCCATGAACCTCTGAAAATCTCGGAAATGCGAAAAGACAGTACAACCCGCCGACCATTTCGAGACCCTTCCCGAGGCTCCAGTCGGATGGCTGCGATGGATGTTACAACCGAAGAAACCTTCCTCGACCGTATCGGGGTCCATGTCATGAACAGAGTCCCGATTCGCATCCCGGAACACCCTTATCGGGCCCCGTTGCACCAAAGCCTCATAGCGCCCCTTATGGAATCCGATTTCATATCCCTTGTATTGGCCGGGGCATACGATCGCCGTGCCGGACCTTCGGCTCGGATGATTCAGATAATACACTCCGGGATCCGTCGTCACCGGCCATCTTTCCACCTGCCACAAGCCACGGTCCTTATAGGCCACGCAAATCCAGTCATCGAAATAATCGGGCTTTCCATCCTTTTTACGCATGGCGATGATGTTCAGATTGTAATCACCTTCAGTAAAAATCTCATAACCCTTGGCTTTCACCACTTCTAAAATCTTAGGAATCATCCGGCTCGATCCTTTCAAAAAGCCTTTCAACCAACGAATCTTGGTTTTTTATTGGCCCGTACTTTTTGTTTATCGACTCTATCGCCTGCAAGGTTGCACTGGCAGACTCCGATTCCGTCATCGGCTTGGATCCACCAGAAACCCTTTGTTCTGGCTTATCTATCCGTTTTTGAATATAAATTTGCCAGTCGTGCGAAAGCCCATTGAAATTTTCCAGCAAATAAGCCGCACGATTGAAATCGTAGTCGATCGAATAACTCATGACGGCAACATCTGGGAGATATCGGATGGAGACGGAAGACCCTGTCCAGCCAATGATGTCGATTGAGTCCTCGCCCCTTCGGCGGGATTCTGCGGGACACCGGGCCCTTGCGGCGTCGGCATGGCACCAACAGCCTCGACAAAGCTCTGCGGAAGATCCAGCATCCGGACCAATTCCGCCAATATCTGCTGCGGCGGTACACCGAGCTGTCCAAGAATAGGCAGAACTTGGAAGAACTCCTGCTTCTTCACCGCCTCCGAAACCGGCGTCGCACCCGAATCCTGCGCGAAGAACTTGAACTCTCCATCGAGATGTGACCCGAGAACAGTCTGAGGCTCACCAGACACGACGATCGTTTCACCGATATCATCGATATACAGCCTCATCATCGCAATATAGAGCCTCGCTATCCCCTCGATGACGTTGTCCCTTTCCCGCGCAAGCCTGCCTACCTCCGAAGAAGAATACGCCGCCAACGCAGTAATCTCCGTCGCCGTCGCTCTCGTCGATTCACCTCGAGTAAACGGAGCCAGAATGCTCCCGCGTTCGAAGTCTTCCTGCACCTGCTGGATGTACGATTCCAATTCCGGCGGTACAGGAGTGTGCGGAACAGCGAGAATCGAACCCGCAATCTCCTGACCCTGCGAAATCTCCACCTCGATGAACTCACCATCCACCCCCTGGGCAAGCTTCGCCATGGCTTCCGCGTCATATACGCCCTTTTCCACAACCCACTGTCTCGCCGCCCTTCTGACCATCGACGCCTGATAAGTCCTTATAATATTGCTTTCCTGAACCTGATCGTAGACCCGGCGCAAAGGCGAATACCCACGCATCGGCAAGTCAGGCTGACGAGAATAGAACAACGGCACTATCGGGACTATCGGCGTCCCGCTGCTATCCTTGAACGGAATCTCGTCGTAATGGACCGTCTCCAGCTCCTCTCCGACACCCTCCTTCACATCAACGCCGCTCTCGACAAACTTGTCACCGTTGGAATAATCTGGACTCCAGATGTGAAGCTTGTCATTCTCCAAATCATAAAACTCAACAATCTGCACATACTCGAACTTCGGTCCATGCTCCTCTGTCGCCGCCTCCGGCTTCAGACCATGCTCCTCCGTTCCACGGGCATCTTCCAGAAACCGCATCAAAGCATGAGCCGCAAACTTCTTCGAACCATACTTCTGCTTCGCCTCATGCAGCGTTATGTAATACCGATGGGCCACATATCGCTGCGTCCTCCAAGATCCGGCATCCGTATCAACGATGACATCCCACGGACTGACCGCCTCGACATCCACCCTCTTGAAAGGATCCTTGTGTTCATTCGGTATCATCTTCATGAACGCACAAGGATAGATCAACGCCAAGCGCGTGCAATCCTCCAACTGCGTCCTAATCGTCGTCATGTAGTTGTTGGCCAATGCCTGAACAACCTCCGGATCACCATCGCCACGCAAGTCACCCTGGACAATCACAGCCGGGCTACGGGCAAACAAAGAAGAAACATATCCCTCGACATACTCGTATGCCCGACTCGTTTCAATCAGAATCTGGTCAGGGCTTTCCTGCTTCGCCCAATACCGACACATATAGGCACTTCTCAATCTCCGCAGCTCAGGACGATGTTCATCCCAATATCGATTGTGCGCCGCATATATCTCTCTTACTTCCTTCGGCTTCATTCGTTCACCTTCCACGGTAAATTGCTCTCTTTGATCTTGCCACATCTAACCTTCGAGATCAAGGTATCCATAAGATTTCTCTTCGCCATCTGCAACTTGCGCCGTGGAATGTCACGCAAGCATCGATACGCCAAAGCCATCGACATCGCCAAGTCATCATGCATTCCCTTCGGCGCCTCCGGAGTAACCCTTTCGACCGTCAATGCCCTCAACTCCGACAACACCTGGGCATCAAGACGAACAATCATGTTGTTCCCCACATACTCCCTCAACGTCTCATAGGCATCAAGCTTGCTCTTCACCGACGTCACCCAGTCGACACCCTTCCGGCCACACCACAAATTCCGATACCCGCTGTGCCTCAAACGATACAACACCACATGACCATGATTATTGCTTTCACATAAAACCTTCGCATCATTGTACCTCTGCGCAATCGTCAACACCTTGTCCGAAAACGCGGTAGGCGTAATCTCGTTGCTCCGAAAATGATACACCGGCTGGTACGTCGCCATAGAAACCACGGTAATCGTCGAATAGTCAGAACCAACTCCTGCAGCGACATCGACACCAATGGCATAAATATCCGTGGGATCTGGATCACTATACTTCCTCTCCTTCCCATCGAAGAAAATCTCCTGTATGTACTCCAGATCCTCGCTCTGAAAATACGTCGTAGATGCATGATAAAACGCATCCTCCATACAACCCGGATACTCCCTGCGAAACTTGTCCAGACCAAGCGTAGCAACCTGCTGTCGCCGCCAATACAACTGATCGTCATCCAACGCAAATCGAATAGACAGCTTCTCCTCTTCCTCGGTTCGCACAAACTTCTTCGGGGCATCCTGACGATACTTCAAATGCTGATGCCACCAAAACGTGATCAACTTCCATCCATTCTCCGGAGCTCCCATTACAAGCCTGTGAAACGCGTCCCCCGGCACATTAGGAGTACTCTCAATAAAAATAGCCCCATCTCCAACCGTCGCTACAACCTGCGCCAGCAACTCTTCCGGATTCTCGTAAAACGCAAACTCCGACAAATGAGCGGCAGACAACGTAAAACTCCTCGTACCACCCTTGGAACCAGCAGTGTAACTGGACATCGCCGCCTCAGTATCCTCGAACTCCAGACTCGTCGCATTATCAACACTCAACTTCCGCGACAACAACTTCGGCAGACTCGACAACAATCGGGAATCCATACGCCTCAAATGTTTAGCACTCCGGTCATGAAACGAAATGACACCAAACCTTAAAGGATCCTTCGTGGTATATGTACGCCATAAAGCATACGCCCGTAAAACAGTCGATATCCCGATCTGACGAGGCTTCAGTACGATCACCCTCTTGGACTTCTGAACCTCACGTATAAGACGCTTCTGCTCGCCATTGGGCTCAAACCGAATACGCTTTCCACTCGCCTTGTCAGAGATGTGCAACAACCGTATGAAACTCAACGGATCAGACAATATCTCGTCCAACTGAGCCCTGATGTCTGGAGGTAACATGAGGTGAGTATAGCAGGTTACCCGGCCTAAGAAAAATAGGTCGCATATTTTTTGGGGTCCTTTAAGGAATGCCGAGGTGCAGTTTGGGGGCCCCTCCCTCCTCCTCTTCTCTCTTCTTTCTCTCCAATCTCATCCTTTCACCAAATCCTTCCCGTTCCATGGGCCCCAAATATTGAGGTATCAGGAACGGTTAGCCTTTTCCCCTTCTCCGATTTTCCAAATTCAACCCCCTACTCTCCCTTCCCTTCCTGCAGACCCAGCAATATCCATTCGTTCTACTTGCGCCACCTTCCTTTATCGCTTGGCTCTCAAATAATATCGCTGATTCGTGCAAATAAATATCTTCTTCACTTGCAATGTATACATTACTGTGCTACTATGTGTTGGGGGCCAACGCCCAAACCAAACCAAACTAACCAAGGAAACCAAAATGAACATTGATTTTTTAAAATACTGGCAAGCGGACGAGATAGCCGAATGCGTCGATACATCTCCTTATCTTTCCAAGGACGAGGCCAGGGCCCTGTACGTCAAGTTGTGGACCATAGCACACGAACAAGTCAAGCTTAACAGGACCCTAACGGAACACGGTGACGAGTACGGCAACGAAGCTAAGTTTTATCTTATCGATGAATACCTGGACACGTATTCTGTCCTTACGGAAAAAGAACTAATGGCTATCAAGCTTTCGATTCAAACCCTTGAATACTAAACCAACCCAAGGAAACTAAAATGACCTTCCAATCAAGATTTGAAATCGCAATAGCAATCTTTTCTCTTTCTCTCGTTCCCCTTCTTCCCGTTATCGCTATCGTCTTCTGCTTCTAAACCAAACCAACCAAGGAAACTAAAATGACCCAGCAGCACCAAGAACTATCAAGACTTTTAACTATCATCTCCGAGCTCGGAAAGGACTACCCTGACCGCCACATCCTTATCCAATTGATTAAGGACAACACTGAAAGCGGGAACCTTCATAGCGCTATCCATTTTGCTAACAAGGTTATCGAAACTCAAATCGCCATTCTTCAGACTCCCTCTTCTATCACTTCACTTATCGAAAGCCTTTAAACCAACCCAAACCAAGGAAACTAAAATGAAAAAAGTTTATGTGAGCAAACCAAAAGAAAACACTAGAACCCGCGCGGGAAAGGATGGCTTTTACTTGTTGCGGCTTTCCTTGCGGACCTATCAGGTTAAAAACCTTTATGTAGATGGTGTCTATTTTGAAGGGGGACTTTTCAAGTCGATTCTTTTTTTAAGGTCGCTTGGATATTAAAGAACTACAAACCAACCCAAACCAAGGAAACTAAAATGAAATACACCGAAAAGTTTATCCACGCGCCTTTTCCTCGAGACATGCCCTTTAGAGGTGAGGCCAAATTCCTTAAGATGCGCGGATTTACTCTTAAGCTTGTCCAATGGGACGACATGACAGCCTTGGAAGCTTATACTTTTATCGGTGCTGAAAAGCCTGTGATTACCGTCTACTCGTATAAGTTCTGCGACATGATTAACATCAAGCGCGGAAATCGTTGCTGGCATTGTCCAAGGCCGACGGCTGGCGAGGTTATCACCGAATTGATTAGCTGCGCGAAGCAATACGAGAAGTATATCGCTTGAAAGGCTCCGAGGCTCTCGGCTTCGGTCGAGGGCTTAAGACCCCTTCAAGGGACAAACCAAACCAAACCAACCAAACCAACCCAAACCAAACCAACCAAGGAAACTGTAATGACAACCAAGGAATTCAAACCATCACCAATCCGAATCTTATGGACCAGCGAAAGCCAGAACACGAAGACCGGCAATATCCCGACGGGCTGGATTGGTGAAACCCAAAAGGAATGCAAGGATTCATGTAAAGCTTCCGGATGTCCTCTGATTCCAAAAAGCGATGGCGGAAAAGGCGGCAAGGTCGGACGCTTGAATCTTAAATCATGCTATGCATATCGGGGGCGAGTAGGGCAAGCGCTTCGCTCTATTCAGAAGGCTTACAAGCGTCTGAAGGATGAAGGTGAAGGAAGGCACACTAAGTACCATTTGAATAACGCTCTGGATAACAGTAGGCGCTCTGCTCGGGTGGTTCGGCTTTCTGCAATTGGGAACGTCGGAGTGATTCCAAAAGCCGAAGCGGACCGAATAGCTAAAACCGTCAAGAATCGAGGAATGGGTCTTTTGTGCTACGTTGCCGGCTATCGCATGGCTAGTCAGTGGAAAGACTATGCTCTTGCTTCAACCTATACGCTCAAGATGGCCGATAAAGCTATCCGGAAAGGATGGCGTCCGGTTTCGATTTTACCAGCCGATTATCAAGGTGAAGTCTTCGAGACCGAGGACAAGAATATCGCCATGGGTTGCTTGGCTCAAACCACAGAAGGCGCTGTTAATTGCAATCAATGCGGCTTGTGTGTTCGCCAGTGGTCGCCTGTTAAACAATTGAAGCGTCTTAATGCCATGGGTCATGTTTCGGATTCCGACCTTGAAAGAGTCTCGAAACATCCTCAAGGCGAATCGCTTATCGTTGTTTTCAAGTCTCATAACTAACCGCTTGAACGGCCCTTATCCTCTTGCTTTCGCAAGGGGCTGAGGCCCTTTTAAGGGAACCAAACCAAACCAAGGAAACCAAATGGAAAATAAACATAAACAGGTCAAGATTCATACCGTATCCGAAT